TGATGTTTTAAAATCTATAATAGTAGGTTTTCCACGCCAAATACCTACCATATCAGTTCTACCAGCATATTTATATTTATTAGACCATAAAACTTGTTCTTGTCCCCAAATTTCTTCTACACCTTTTTCAGTAGCACGAACTAAATCACGGCTCATTTGAATAACATCTACAGCTTCTTTATATAATTCATCCCATATATCTTCACCATTAAAATGTCGTTCAGCATATTCATGTACTAATGTTCCTCTATCAGTAGCTACTTTAGATACACGGGCAGCTTCTTCTTCTCCTACACGTTCTTTCCATTTTAAAAGCCATGTTTGATCAGAAGTTTTTCCTAATATAGTAGTAATACTAGGATAAGAACCGTCCGGAGTATGATACGTTCTACCAGTAGGTAGAGTATCAGTAGCACAGTTCGTTGTATAATTGTATTTCTTTAAGGTCGTCCACGGTATTGACAATAGGTTTTCCTTTACCATTTAAACTTGTATTTATTAATATAGGGTGTCCATGATTCTTACACTGGTCTAATATACGCCATAAAAAGAGATTAGATGTTTGATCAACAACCTGTAATCTAGCAGAGTTGTCATAAGTATTAAATGGACCTTTTTTAATCTTAGCTATATTTAACATATAAGGACAAGACTTAGTTATATCAAACCATTCAGTAGCTTCTTCTTTTTGGCAAATGGGTGCATAAGGTCTCCAAGAATCTTCATCTCTATTTTTAATTTTATTTAACTTTTTAATATTAGCATCACTTGGCAAACATAGCAAACTACGATTTCCTAACGCTCTGGGTCCAAACTCAGCTTGCCCCTCAATTACTGCAACTATATCACCTTTTAAAATTCTACTAGCATAATCATTAGCATGTAATCCTCTACTAGCATTTACTCCTAAATAAGGTGTAAAGTATTTAGGTCGTTCAAGTAATGCAGCTGCTCCTAGTGCACATCCTGCATCACCAGCTGCAGGTTGAATAGCAACATCATCAAACTTAGTCCATTTTAATATTTCAGTGTTAGCTACACAGTTTAAAGCTACACCACCTGCATAGGCAAGTTTAGTCATACCAGTTTCTTGTTGTAGCCAACTAGCCATATTAGCAATAATTGTTTGAGTAACATGTTGAACAGATGCCGCTATATCCCAATCTAAAACTCCATAACCTACACCACGTTCTAAATCCTGTAAAACTGTATAATTAGCTTTATAGTCATAGTGTAAAATATTATCTCTAATATACTTTGACCACTTAGGAGTGCCATAAGCTGCTGCAGCCATAACTTGTGACTCATCAGATAGTGGTTGTAGTCCTAAAAATCTAGTTGCAGAACTATAAAATAATCCTAATGAGTTAGGATAACGCATACGTTTTAACCATGTAAATTTACCATTAGAATACACTCCTAAAGAAGTAGAAAATTTATTTCCTACAGTGTCTATTACCATGACTGCACATTCTTGCCAGTCTGTAGTAATAATTGAACTCATAGCATGAGATTCATGGTGATCTACTAATACAGGTTTTGCTTTACTAACTTTTTTAATATCTCTTTTAAATCTTTTATAAGTAGTTTCCTCATAGAACACAGCATAATCAAAATCTTCATAAGCATTTTTTAACCAATCAATAGTATTAATTGGGAAATTATTATCATATTTATTACGAGAAAAACGTTCTTCATGGGATGCTCCCATGATTATATTGTCTTTTATACTTGCGGCTGCACTATCGTGATGATAGCAGCTTACTCCTAGTATGTTCATCAAAGTACCTTTTAAATATTGAGGTTAAGTCTGTTTTATTTTTAGTTGAGTAGTTAGGTGTATCTATAAAGTCTACAAATGCCCATCTGTAATTATCCACTACAGGTTGTATTCTATGAACCATAAAACATGGAAATAATACTGTTTTTCCTGGTTTAGGGTATATTCTTGCTATAATATTATCAGGTTCAGGAGCAGAAAAATCTGTTTCTTGTACTCTATCACCTTTAGGACTCCAGCTACCTATTTCAAAAGGTTTTCCATCTGTTAGATATATCATATGAGTCCAGAATCGTCCCGGCCTAGAAGTAGTTAATCTATTCTCAGCAAAATCTAGATTATCAAAATGCCAGTCATAACCTTCTCCAGGTTTTAAAAGTATAGCTGTCTTACCAGCAAAATCACATCTCCATTGATGGGCATGTTTGATGTAGTTTGTTGTGCAGTATTTTACAATTTTATCTGATTTTTTTGCTATCTCCTCAGAAAATCCGATTTCAACTGCGTCTCTCCACTCTTCTGCAACGTAATCTGCCATCTATCATGTACCTCCGAAGCTAGTCGTAAAACAAAATGATTATGACCATGTTGATTTATATGGCCTCTCCCGTCTGAATAATCTTTAGCTAAATCTCTCAAATAATATTCCCATATACAGGGATGATCTTTTATCATAGGTTGTTCTATAATATTAGGTCTATAAACAGGAATCAACATTAAGTTATCCGCTGTAGCTTCCCCTAATACTGCTTTTACAAATAAAGCATTTGTTCTTTCATACCAAGCCATACGTGTAATTTTTTTAAACCATATATCTTGTGTTAGTTTGCCCCAAACATCACCTAGTCCCCAACCATAAGGTAGTAGATATTCTCCATTTCCTTTAGGATCAGCTCTGTGATGATGACCTACTAGCCAAATAACTTTAAAACGATTGACAAGATCATTATTTATGATATACTCAGCTTGTGCATCTAAAGTTATACCTGGCTCTTCATAACGATTTTTTAAACCTAATTGGTCAAAAGCAGGTATAGGCGCTTCATCACTTGGTATTGACCAAGAGTTTCCAATTACAAAGATTTCATTATTTATGTTCATTATAACCTGTGGAGATAGTTTTACACAAGGAGAAGGTCTTGAGAAACAAACTCAAGCCTATCCTTATTTATTAAATGCGGATATTAAGAATCTAGCGCAAAGTGGCGCTTCCGAATATCTTATTACAACACAAATTGAACAAGCTGTCAAGCTAAAACCTGATTTGATTATAGTCGGACATACGAGTGAATATAGATGGGAAGTTTGGGATGCCAGAAATGAAATACAACAAGGATTTATAATAGCTAACCATGTATTAAAAAATGAAAAATACTATAGAAACTGGATTCTATCTGAACAAATACTAAGTAATACTAGAAATACTAAAGAACATAAAGCTGCATGGCACGCAGCAGGAATGTTATATTTTTCTGATGTAGAATTAGTACAACGTCTGTGGAGTGGGGCAGTATCTAAACAAATACTATTAGCTAACAGAGCTGATATACCAATGATTCATCATTGTTGTTTTCCTCATTTACAATCTTTACTAGCAGAACTAACGGATGATTATGTAGAGTTTCATTTAGATATAGAAAAACATAAAGATTTAGCTCCTGATGGTTCTCATGCAGGAGCAAAAAGTCATATGAAACTAGCTAATATGATTATGAATAAACTCAGCTAGGGCTTTAGTTGCTTTTCTATTAGGATGAACTTGATCAGTAGCTGAAGCAAAATGTTCTGGATGTTCTTTCCAAAAATTATGTTTATGTTCCCAAAGTTCCCATAATCTCATTGCACCTTTTTTATCACCGTCTGAATACTTTTCAAAGTGTGTATAGTCTCCAAAGATAGTAGTATCTTTAAAGTCAGGATAGAAAAACTCAGTAATACTAGGAAGTATGAAATTACAGGTAAAGTCAGGTTCAATTTTTTCTATACCACCTAACAATATTAATTTATGTTTATACTGTTCTAGTATATTATATTCCATTTTTTTTACTAATTTAATTTTTTCAAATAAATCAGTAGTAGTGTATGCTAAACCATGCTCTGGAGTTAGATGTTTAAAATCTCGTGTAGCACAAGTCTTAACGTATACAATAAAATCAAAGCCGATTTCATGAGTCATTAGGCAATTTAAAGATACAAAATCACCCCAACCAGGATTAGCAGCATGTGCTACTTCATGGCCTAAATCTCGCAAGTATCTAGACATAGAATATTTTTCAGCAAAAGCCCTAGTCTCTTCGGGAGTGAGAGTTGGATCCCACTCCCCTGCAGACCATGAGTCGCCAGTTACTAATATTTTGTAACTAGCTGTCATATCAGAGACACGCTTCTACAAAATCTTTAATTTCATCCCATTTTTCTTGTTCTTCTTGCATATTTTCCTTGCGTACAATAGTAGCAACTTTAGTAATAGTTGCTACAGGAATATCATATTCCTGTTTAATATCTTTTTTAAGTTCAGCAATAGATTCTCTGATTGCTTCTCCTTGAATCATAAGGTCTACAATACGTGAGATTTCTTTACGCAGTTCGTTTTTTAGTGCTACTTCCATTTGTTTTTCCTTTAAGGTTGTTCGGTTACGATGGTTAAAAATAGTTTATTTTGTAGTTCTTTATTAGCAAAATGACAAGAACTGTGTATTACAGATCTATCAAAAGCTATTAAAGATTGAGGTTCCCACTTTGCTGCAAGCTCAACTGAAAATCCCCATAGAGCCTCATAATCAATATGAGTAAGATAATTATTATAATCTTCTTTTGACAAATATGCATCTCTTAAGTTAAATATATCGCTGTTCTCATAGTCAGTAACTGTAATATGACTTGGGGTGCCAAACGATTCATCAGAAGATGTAGCTACACCTCGTTGAAAACGCGCTTGACAACCACTCCATCTTTGATCAAAAAGCATACTGTAAATATCTAAAGATTTGTCCCAGTGTAAAGGTATAATAATTTGTTTATATACTTTACTTTGAGGATCTTTACCGCTATCAGTGTGTAAACGATATGGTCCTAAAGTTATATTAAATTTTCCACCTATCATTTTATAATCACCGATACATTTTGTAAGTACTGGATCTAGTATTTCTTTAGCTCCTGTATCCCAAGAGACAGGTGCGCTACAAGCAGTAGCAGTTTCTCCAGGATTAGGTCTTCGTTTAGATAGTGTATGTTCAAAATCTGCAACATTAAGAGAGTCATCAAACATTTTATAATTTGTAACTCCAGAACCGGCTTTAGGAGCTTTCTTAAAAAGATTTATAAGTTCTTTAGTTTCGTCTTTAGAAAACACATTTTTGTGAACCTTAGAAGGTTCCCAACTACTTATAATTGCATCTTCTATTTCTTTAGGTCTTCTACTAAAATGTTCGTACATTAAAGTCTCCTTTCTAGTTGTTCATAACAGTAGTGAAAAGCATCTGAATATTGTCTTAAATAATCTTGGCGTTCAGTAATCCATCTATAGCTTGTAATACATACTTCTCTATTGCATAAATCAGTTGCATTAGGGCACGAACCAATAAATGGAGTATACCAAGGAAATCTATCACTGGTTATATCACATAAAGGTTTAGGATTATAAGTAAATCTTGGAATATTAAATCTTTTGAATAAGTCAAACAATTTATCTAACTTGATGGGTGCTAAGTTTTTAAAACTAAACATATACACAGATACGTCTGAATAGTCATTAATAGATTGTAATTGAATAGATTTAATATCGTTCAATTCTTTTCTTAAAAAATTCATATTATTCTGTCTTATCTCATTCATTTCATCTAACTGAGTAAGTTTAATTCTACCTATTTCTTGTAGAATAGGATGGCATAAAAAAGTATAGTCCAATCCTTCTAATGAAAGATCAGTATGTCCTATTATTTTATTTTTATGAGTAGATTTAGAGCCATAGTATATAATCTTATTATATAAGTCTTCAGAATCCGTAACTACAGCTCCTGCTCCACCTATAGGAAGAAGTTTACCAGAGTTAAAACTAAAAGCTCCTATATGTCCTATAGTACCTGTAAAGTTTTTTCCATACTTTCTACCCATACTCTGTGCAGAATCTTCAATCATAATAAGACTATGTTCATCACAAAATGCACGTATTTTGTGTAATTCAGGACAAGAACCATACAAGTTAACTACAAGTACCGCTTTAGTTCTAGGACTATAGGCTTCTACTATAGCATCATAAGATATTTGAAAAGTATTTGGGTCTATATCTGCAAATATAGGTAATGCACCTATATGAACAATAGGTGATAGAGTCTGTCCCCAAGATATAGGAGTAGTAATTACTTCATCGTGTTTAGTAACTCCAGCAGCTAATAGTGCTAAAAATATAGAAGTATAGCCAGAATTAGTAACAAAACAATGGTTAGTTCCTAAATAATCACATATTTCATCCTCAAAAGAAGTAGACTTTTTAAAGTAAAAACTATCTACAATTCTTCTATCTTTAGCATCTGGTTCATACAAATGTGGTAGACAAGAATGAATCTCATCTACAGTAATATTAGGGTATAGTGGTGGTTTAGCTGTAACTAATTTCATTATTCAATCTACTAGTTGAAATGTTTTTCTTATATTCTCAGGTCTTTTCCTGATTAGTTTATCTTCTGTAAACTTTTTTAAAATATTATTAAAAATATCATGACTCAATGCTGTTATATCATCAGATATAGTACCATCAACTAGCAATCTCTGATGAACCATGTTCAAAGCAGTTATTAGGTTGGCTGAACCGATAGATCTAGAATCTTTGTAATCCCCTTCAGTTCTGACTTTTACTAACTCCCATGTTTCATTTTCCCAAACAGTATCGTCATCTTCATCAAATACTTCAATGGGCATACCACCTAGTATTTTCCATACCATGTCGTCATATTTTGTTGTCATTATTCAATTCACTTATAAAAAGAGCGCAGCTGTACTGGCTGCGCCCGCACACTCCCTACGGTCGTACTAGGAAGCAATCCAATCATCACGATATGGAGCTGCATAGAACCAAGCCAAAGCTATCT